GGCTTGTATGTGGCTTCCGGGCTTTTATCGGCTTTCTGCAAAAGTTTAGCCTGCATTAATCTGCTTGCTTGCAGGCTAAACATTTGCTCCCCCTGGCCCCTGGGCTCGGTCGCCTCCGCTCCCTCGCCCCCCCACCCACCCTTATATAATTATTTGTTATTTGCGATTATTGGTTATTGTTTTTTATTGTTATTTAGGATCTCAGCCAAAAATTTTTTAAAAAAATATATATTTCAGCGTAAAAGTATATGCATGCATATAGAGTAGTAGTAGTATACTCAACACTTTATATATATATAATATATATAATAGACTATAACAATATTTAAATAGTCCATATGCGTGCATATATCATGGAATACAAAAGAGCCCAACCAATGATAAGAACATCGGTTTTAATTTCTCCAGAATTATACCAAATTTGTAAAGATTTACATATTAAATTCTCCGAGGCCATGAGGGTTGGAATTTCGATTATCTTAGCAGAGCGGGGAATTAAAGATTACGATAATAAATTAAATCTTTATAGAAAAATGAATTTTTTTAGAGAAGAATTAGAAAAATTAAATCAAAAAATTAATGAAAATGAAACCGACACCGGAAGAAAAGAAGATTTGGGACAAATTGAAACTAATACCGAATAACTTCCCTGTAACAAAGGAGGATTTAGATGAAATCTACCCCGATAAGGATTGAATTGGACGAATGGCAGAAAGATGTTTTAAACACGAAAGGAAATATATGCCTGTGCAGTGGGCGGCAAGTTGGGAAATCGACCGTTATCTCTATGGACGCAGGGGAATACGCAGTAAAAAACCCAAAAAAGACTATAATGATTATCTCTGCAGTAGAAAGACAGGCACTTCTATTATTCGAGAAAGTTCTCTCATATATCTACCAAAATTACAAAGGTTATATATTAAAAGGAAAAGACCGACCGACTAAACACACACTAAAATTAGGAAATGGCTCAATCATTCATTGTCTCCCTACCGGTGATTCCGGATACGGAATTAGGGGATATACAATAGATCGTCTATATGCTGATGAAGCGCACTTCATCAACGAAGATGTATGGGCGGCAGTAACTCCTATGCTTGCGACCACCGGGGGGGACATAATTCTTTTATCAACACCTTTCGGAACACAGGGATATTTTCACAGATGTTTTTATGACCCAAAGTTCACAAGCTTTCAAATTTCAACAGAGGAAGTAGCTGAAAGCAGAAAAGAGCCACAACGGACACAAATGTTAGAATTTCTAAAAGATGAAAAAATGAGAATGACAAAATTACAATACCAACAAGAATATCTCGGTTTATTTGTCGGTGGGATAATGAGATTTTTCCCTGACGAATTAATCGACAAAATCGCAGTCCTCGACAGGTTCTTTCCATCAATCTCTCCTGTCGGGGATAAATTTCTTGGAGTGGACATAGCAAGAATGGGTGGAGATGAGACAGTTCTCGCATCTTTTGAAAGAGTAAAAAGAAAATACATAAAAATGTTTGATTTAGATATCTCAGAAAAAACTTTATTAACAGACACAACAAGATTAATTCTACATAAAGACAAACAATACAATTACAAAAAAATCTATATTGATGATGGTGGAATGGGTGTTGGAGTTTTTGACCCTCTCCTGGAACATCCACAAACAAAAAGAAAAGTTGTAGCAATTAACAACGCACATAGAGCAATAGAAAAAGATTTTAACAGAAAAAAGAAACTCCTAAAAGAAGATCTCTACAATAATTTATTAAAATTAATGGAAAATGGAGAGATAGAAATTTTTAACGACCCAGAAATAAAACAATCACTTCGCTCTATTCAATACGAACAATACGACGGAAAACTAAAAATTTATGGAAATTATAGTCATATCACCGAAGCGCTAATCCGTGCAGCGTGGTGCATGAAAGACAAAAGTTTAAATATTTACATATACTAATTAAAACATGGGAACTCTAACTTTATCAGGTGCAGCAGCATTCAAGGCAGGAGCAAATAGAAGCACAGCGATAACAGAAGCACAATGGAACTCTTATATAGGGCAAGCAGAAGGATTGATTAACGCAGCAACAAGAGTGAATTGGAATGATATTTATGGAATACTAGACGGGGATAAAAAATTAATTTTAGAAGAAACAGCAAGCAATTTAGTTGCAATTTATGTAATTACTTACGATATGAGTGGATATACAAGCAGAGCAGAAGCAGAAAGCATGATAACCGTTTTAAGAGATGCTGCACTTAGAGGAATTTCAATACTAAAAGATATTAAAACACAAACTTTTATTCAATAAATGACACACGACTTTAAATTATTCCCGGAATTGAGAAACAACCAAATGCAATTTTATTATTTTGATAGTCCCCATCGTCAAATTACCGAAGACTTTCTTGCTCAGGTAAATCGAGTAATTGATGGGGACACCGTAGAGTTGAAATGGAACGAGAGAGATTTTTTATTTCCATTAAGAATGAGTAGAATCGCTGCACCAGAATTAAAAGAAAGTGGGGGAGAAGAAGTAAAGAGATGGCTAAAAGATAGAATTGAAGGTTTAGAAGTTGAAATAAAAATTGATCAAAGAAATCGTGTGGGAAAGTTCGGGAGACTTTTAGGGGACATTATTTCAGGAGGGGATTCTATGAGTGATGCTATGTTAAGAGAAGGTTTAGTTAAAGAGTTTGGAGTTGAAGAACCGGGAGTTATCCCAAATGAATTTGAAATAGTCATGGAGGCCTTAGAAAATGCCGCTTAACTTTGGAAATCTATTCCCACCACAACCAGTATTTGTTAATTACGATTGGATAGATATAGCGGACGGAGTAGGATATGTCACGTACTACGCAGGAGCAAACTATGTCCAACCAGACTTTACATATATTATTTCATCAAAACCATTTTATTCAGGAATAATACACACTGGAGAGGTAAAAATGGTTTTAACAACATGGACTTTAATGGTGGATGTAGATTGGGATTTAACTTTTAATGTACCAAAAAACGTTGAAGGAGATATAATTTTTACAGTTCCTTTTTCAGGAACACATTCAGGATCAGATACAACTTTAATGAGATGTTTAGTTGGAGCATATCATTATGATGGATCAACAGAAACATTATTGGGATCAGGAACAACAGAAGAAATTTCAATATTATCAGCCGAAACGCATATATCTACTGTTAAAGTAAATGTACCAAGAACTCATTTCAAATCAGGAGAATCATTAAGATTTTCAGTTATGCTTTACCATAAAAGAGATACAAGTAATGTAAGTGGAATGGGGGGACTAGGACACGATCCAATGAATAGATCAGATAAAACATATTCATTTGCCGGATCAGATGACCAAGAACAACAATATTTAACTACAGATAAACCAACACAAATGACTTTTCAAGTACCATTTAAATTAGATATATAAAATGCCCACAACAAGAATAACCTCAGCAGTAGCAAGCGATTTAACAACCGCTATGACAGATTACTCAGTGGATGCTATGCAGACAGATGGAATTTCAGACCAAAAAGAAAACACATGGACTAATCAAGAGTGGGGACAATATCTCGGATATTATAAAAAAATCCCAGAACTAAGAGCAGTAATTGATGCAAAATCAACATGGACCGTAGGCAAAGGATTTGAGGCAGATGAAGTAACAACATTGTTACTAAACACAATTAAAGGATGGGGGGTAGATACTTTTAATACAATCTTAGAGAACATGATTAGGACAATGCAAATAGGAGGTGATTCTTTTGCAGAAATAATAAGGGACGATGAAGACAATCTAATCAATGTAAAACCATTAGACCCATCGACAATAACAATCGTCGTAGATAGTAAAGGGTTAATAATAAGATACGAACAGAACTCGAAGATAATGGGAAAGGAAGTAAAGAAATTCAAACCAGACCAAATCTTTCATTTATCAAGAAACAGAGTAGCAGACGAAATTCATGGAATCTCTTTAATTGAATCTCTAAAAGAAATAATTTTAATGAGAAATGAGGCTATGAGCGACTGGAAAAGAGTCTTACATAGAAACATAGATCCACTATGGATATTTCATTTAGATACAGATGACCCAACAGAAATAGCAGCATTTAAAGCAAAACACGACGCAGCGAGGGGAAAAGGAGAAAATATGTATATCCCTAAAGATGTTGTTGTCCCAGAGTTAGTTTCAACAGCAGCAAACGCAACACTCAACCCCCAAGCATGGATTGATTCACTAAATAATCAATTCTACCAAGTCTCAGGAGTTCCACAAATTATCCTGGGAGGAAGTGCAGAATTTACAGAAGCAACAGCAAAAATAGCATACCTTGCATTCCAGCAAACAATAGAAGAAGATCAGCTATATATCGAAGAAGAAGTTTTATCACAATTAAATTTAGAAATAGAATTATCATTCCCAGCATCTTTAGTAAATGAAATGTTAAGCGACCAACAAAAAGACGGAGCAAATAGTAAAAATCCACAAGGATTTCAAGAAAATGATACAACAGCAGGGAGGGGACAATGAAAAAGAAAAAAGTTAAAAAAGATCACAAAGCAACAATAGAAACAATGATTAACACCGCAGCATTGGCTCTAACGGCTTTCGGAACAAATTGTTTATTGCAAAAAGATTATTTCGGATTTATCTTAATTATTTTTGGAATGAGTTTAGAATATTTTAAATATTGGGGGAGAGCAAAAGAACTATGGTAAGATATGTCGGAACACCTGGAACTCTACAAGGAGGAACTCTCAAGGACAAGTATGATAAAATAAAAAAGAAAGAGGGAGTCTCGCCGGAAGTAGAACAGAGAAAAGAAGAAAAACCAAATGTTCCATTAAACACAGGCCCGGGAGTGTTATCTGTTGGAGTAGAAGGAAATATTAAATCAGGGGGAGGAACATTCAGCAATAGGCCTGCAGGAAAGGAAGCGCCAGAACAAAGAGCAGAGGGATTAGGAACTCGTTTTGCAAAAAGAGCATTAGATTTACCCCTGGGAATTGGAACATCAATTAAAACAATATCAAGAGGACTTTCTAGTTTACTAGGAAAAGGAGAAGAACACGAACAATTTGCAGGAGAAACAACCTTAAAAGATGTAGGGACAACAGCATTAACTGTTGGAGCATTAGGAGTAGGTGCAGGATTAGCAGGAAAAGCTTTGGGCTCAGCAGGTAAGGCAGTAATAACTTCATCAAGTCAATTAGGAAAAAAAGTTCCACTAATAGCTCAGAGAGCATTTGTAGGAAAACCTGCAAAGACAGGAGTAGATAAAATATTTGGTGTAGGAAGAAAAGCAGCAGCATCAAGATTCGCAACAAATACAAAGTCAATGAAATTAACTGGAAGTTTTTTAGGAAAAATCGGTCTAGGTGTAGGAGCAGCATCATTAGGGGTAACCCTTTTAGGAACTTATCCTTTCGCTGCATTTGGTAAAGAAGAAGCGCTGCAAACAATCGCCTTCCCGATGAGTAAAGCAATTAATGAGGGAAAGGTAGAAGATGCTCAAAATTTATTAAACTTATCAAATGAAATAATAGAAAACAGCGACGGAATAATCAATCAAATCCCAATTAAAAATGTATATGATTCTTTCCAGGACTACATAGATGCACAAGCAGAAGCAAACATAGTCTGGCAAAATATAATTAATGATATGAAAGGAGGTGCGTAAGATGGATGAAAAAAAAGGAGCAGAACAACCAGCAGAAAATATTGGAGAGGGGAGTAAGTATGAAACAACTCCGCTCATTGAACGAGCTCGTGAGGAAAGAGAAAGATTGGAAGCTGCAAACAGAAAAAAAGAAGAACTACTCAACAGGGAAGAAGAAATAATGGCCCATCGTCAATTAGGTGGAATGAGTGAAGCAGGAACAGAAAAACCAAAGGAAGAAGAAATAAGTAATGAAGAGTATGCTAAGAGAGCCATGGAAGGAAAATTAAATGGGTAAAGACGATATTGTAATAGCAACAAGAGAAGAAGCTATTTGGATCAAAGTGAAAGATGAAGCAGAGCAGTTAATAAAAAACTTCGAGGATAGTTTAATAATTCAAAGAGAAGTTTTAGAATTAGCAAAGAAGAAAATCGAAGAGGAGCAAAAAAAATAAAATGCATCTATATTTTTTAACACGAGGAATCAAGAAAGAAGTCGATGATTTTATTACTCAGTTGCAGGGAAAATATCTACCCTTCGTAGTTAAAGAAGGAGCAGCAGGGCTTGAAAAAGGAAACTACAACATACAAGTTCAAGTGAGACCCATTCAATTATGGGAGGTTGTTTTCCCTCGAGAACATAAAGATTTAATGTTAACAACCTGTTTCGGACCAAAAGGAAGAACACAACATAAAAAACATGAAAAATATTTAGCAATCTTTAGGAAAATTTTGGGAGTTAAAAAAATACCTGAATACAATGGAGCAATACAATTACCAATAAACCGGGAAAATATGGAAGTTGCCCCAATAGGAATTAAAGAAGATTACAATTTTGAAGATGGCACTGAGGCTTTATAGAACTCTACTCCTGAAAAATTATTTTGACAAGGGATTCGGTTTAACGAATTATTTCAAATACGGAGTTTTACTTTTTGGTTGGGGAACAGGAGACATAAGAGCGACGCTGTGGGTAACTTTCTTTTATATGATTTTTTGTTTTATCGTCGGTTGGACATGGTATAAATTTAAAATTATCGAGACTGAGAATGAAATTGCAAATCATTTCAATCCTTTTCAGGTGGAAGTTAGAAAGAAATTAAGTGGGGGAAATCTCGCCTCTGACTTCGCTTCGTGAAACATTCCGGCGGCGAATATCGGCTCGGTCAAAGCTCCGCTTGTAGTTGTTAAATAGAAAAGTTTAAATAGTTGTAGTGTGTAAATTTAGTATGACTAATGAAGCACTTTTAAGAAACAGAACACACGACCCAATAGATTTTATTGTGGCAGATGCTGTGGCAATAGAAAAAGGAACAGTCTGTAAATTATCTGGTGCAAGATTAGCGGCCCCATCTATGGGAAATGATGTATTCGCTGGAATCGCAGCAAGAGAAAAAATAGTAAATGACGGAAGAACAAGATTAGCATTATTTAACGAAGGAGTTTTTGATATGACTACTGCATTTTCAATAACAGCTGGGGGAATGGTTTCTTTATCTGGAGCAAATCTAATTAAACAGGCAACAGAAGCTGAAATGGTCACAGGCGCAGGTTTCGGAAAAGCATTAGAAGCTGCAACAGCAGCAGGGGATGTTATTCAAGTTAAAATCGGAGGATTAGCATAATGGCAAAAGAAGATTTTGAAAATGAAATTGAAGAAATTACAAACGATGATGAGGAGGACGAAGAATAATGGCAGACACTGTTGAGATGCAGGACATTAGAGGATTAGATATTGATAGATTAGCAAAAGGATTCGCAGAAGAATCTTATGTTTTTAAGAAAGATTGTCAAGTTAGTAAAATGAGTGGAGATTCAATAAGATGGTTTCAGAAGACAGCAGGAACTCTAAGCGCAACAGCACCAAGTGCAACAGCAAATGTATCACCTCTTTCAAACCCAACAACATTAGAAGTAAGTTGGACAAGAAATACTTCCTACATTAGAAAATATTTTGTAGAAGGATTTATCTCTATGGAAGATGCAAAAACAGCAGAGTTAGATGTTTTGGCTACAACAGTTAGAGATTTAACAAGAGTAATCGTAAGAGATGTAGATGCTCATATTTGGGATGTAATGACAGAGAGTCGGTCACCATCTAATATTCAAACATTCGCTACTACTGCCGTAGGAGGAGACCAATGGGATGCAGCAGCTTATGCAGCAGACATTGTTAAAGATTTAATGAATGCTAAAAGGTTAATTTGGGCGCAGAGTTATGACCCTGAGGGAGCATCACTATATGTTTCGCCGAAAGATTATACTTCAATAGTAAACTGGTTGATCTCAGGAAAGGGCTCAAGTATTCCTGGATTCTCAAGTGAGAAGATTCAAAACGGAACAGTTTTATCACTCTTAGGATTGAATATTAAAGTTTCAAACAATGTAACAGCAGATTATGCATTGGTTGTAGTTCCTAAGAAAGCAACAACATTTAAACAAGGTGATTCTACAACTGCGAGAGTAGTGGAAGAAGTAGGAATTGGTAAAAAAATTAGAGTTTGGGAAAGTGGAGTAGCATATAACACAGACCCAAAGGCGATAGTTTTAATCACCGACACACAAACTTAAAATGGAATCTGAACAACTAAGACTATACAATCACTTCCTGAAAACAGGACAGAAGGAAAGGGCAGAAGAAATCTTAAAAGTTTACCCACATTTCAAAGAAGAAGAAGTTAAAAATAAGGGGAAGAAATAATGGGCCACGATGAACAAAGAGTCGGAACATTTAGAGCAAAAACTATCGATTGCACAAATCTTAAAAATGATTTAGTTCAGCCTATTACTTTTCTAAGTTCATTTATCGTGCCTCAAATTCTATCAGGACAAGCAGGCACACGAGGAAGAATGCTAATGAGTGGAGCAAAACTTTTAATCGATAATGGATCTACATGGGATATTCTCAATTAACGATAAATATAAAAAGTTTGATTCTTTAGATATTTTATGACAAGTGGAACTGTGGCAGTCTCAACGGGAACAATAAACTAAAACCTTAGACAAGGATTATCCTTATGAAGAGGGATTAGTTGCAGGAACAACAAAACAAACCGGAAATCCAAATCTCGAAGAAAAGGGGTTTTAAAATGAGTAAACGAACAACAAATAGATTTCTACCGAAACCACAAAATCAAAAAGTAACACCTGTCGGAATGATGGGAAACCAGCCCTTAGTTCTACCAAATCATTCGGGGATAGCAATTCACCCAGAGGCAAAAAAAACATTCGTAAAAAAAGAAGGAGATATCATGAATGAAAATGCTACATTAACATTCAGCACTTCAAATTATTTAGCTTCCAATGCTTCAGTTATTAAAATGAAAGATAATTTGTCAGGGGCGAAGGCATGGATGACCTGGTATGATGAAGATGACAATAAAATCGCAGGGATAACAGCACATAAATATAGCAATGACACACACACCGAACACAAACATTTCTCAATAGAATCAGCAGACAGTTCAGGATTTTTACAAACAAGATTTGAAATACCTTATGGAACAGATAAAGTTGATATAGAAACTCACGGAGCAAACTTAATCGTAGGAGGAACTGGAGACTTTACAGTTTATGACGGAGACACACAACTAGGGGGAGATTTAAATGTGACTGGGACAACGACTATCACAACACCAACAACAGAGTTCCATGCAGCAACCAAAGGATATGTTGATGCACAAGTGACACTATCCGGGGCCGCAGTAAATGCAGTCTTGGCAGCTAGCCCTTTATCATTAGATAATAAAATTGTAAGAGTTCATAATGCAATCGCAGACCCAAACGGAAGAGATGTTCAAAT